CGTATAATGGCGTTTTTCAGGAGGAGAGCTTTTTCCAGGAATTCTACCTCCCCTGCTTTTCCTATCCTTCATACTTTACTCTCCCATAGTTATGACAAACACATTGTCTGGCAAGTTGATCATAAGGGGTTTCACTTCAGTTTCCCAATCACGTTGACCATTTCCACAACCAAGTCTAGGAGTAATAATACTTACTCGGGGGTGCTTTGCCCAACGATTAATAATTTCCACCCCCTTTTTAATAAGCTCTAGGGTGGAGGGGCTTCTCCAATTATCTTTAGTAGGGAGAAGAATAAGTTTTTCATTTTCTAGTACTAAAGCCTCACTCGCCATTGAGAGATAACGCCCATAACGATGCGGAAGGTCAGGAAATCTTTGTGCTGCTTGAAGAGCAAGCCCTTTCCCCATTACTGCTGTACCATCCTTTTTAGTTTGTGTATTAGTCGGTATGACAATCCATGCCTTACCTAAGTAGCTCCAAATATCTCCAGTAATTTCTTTCATACTATTTTCCCTCCATTTTTTACTAGAACATCATAGTATTGAAGAAATACTCCAAGGATAATAAGCTGTTTCCATAATGAAGACAAGTATTTCTCATTAACACTAATCAAACGTGGAGCCTCCTGATTACTCCCATAAATCCATACATTCTCACTAATCATTCTGATGAACTGTGTAATTTCATCATAAGATAACCGCCAGTGTAATCTCTTATCAATTTCAAAGAAAACAATGCCGTGATCAACCTGCACATTGTTATCAGGACCAAATTTAATAATATCCTCACACATTTCCTCAAATTCTTTATATGTCATTTTACTCTTCCCCCCTTTCCCTCATCAAAATTTTCCTACTACTCAGTATAGTTGCACATACATTTAATACTCTCCATACTATTGTTAATCCATTGATTGTAAACCATCCCTTAAATGACTCCCTGATGTTATCAACAACAACAACAACTTCACTTTCATCTTCTAATCCAACTTGAATGAGCCTTGCCATGTCATACAAAATCACAGCCAAATTGATAGCTTCAATTCTTCCATACAATAAGTTCTCAACACTATTAAATGCTTCTTCGTTATTTATTACTCTATGCTTATCAGGCCAGACTATATGAGGGGCTTTTGGAAAAGCTGTCTCTGCAACAACCGCCATGAATGCAATTCTTTTTCTTGTATCTTCATCTAAGAGCATCTTATTTCTCCTTTCAAGTTGATCAACTCACTTAGCGTTGAGTACATCATCCAAAGTGAGAACACTTACACAAGGAATGAGGTGGCTATCCATCATTATCTCATTGCAATTCTCTCCATATTCAGTACTTCTGTCCAAAAGAACTCCAGCCCCAACGACTTTGTAATTGCAGTAATGACAAATCTCAATACAGGTTTTCAAAGTGCTTCCAGTAGTAAAAACATCATCCACAAGAATAATACTCGCGCCATTGCCATCTTCAGCCATCCCTTCTATAAATTTCTCCTGCCCATACTCCTTCCGTCCACTCCTTCGTACATACCCAGCTTGGAAACTCTTGATATATTCGTCTTGGTGAGTAATACCCCCAAAAAAATGAAGGATAGATAGAGATATAGCAATTGCGTATCCTGTTGTTTCAGGACCAATAAATCCAATTATATGACTCTCACTCATATCATTCTCTTGAATACACTCATAAAGAGGTGCTAGTAACGTTAAGCGTGAATGTGGGCCTGCCAATATCTTCCTCATATCAACATAGTAATTACTCTTCCTTCCAGAGTGAAGAGTAAACTCATCCTCTGATATTGTTAATGCTACTTGTCCTATCAGTACTGCTGCTGTTCTTACACTAAAATCCCTAAAAATATTATTCACAATTATCCACACCTTTCTTAAGGTGATCCGCCACGCTGAGGAGAGGTGATCATGGACACCTTGGCCGGACGTGGCGGAGAGAGCGGGAACCGACCCATCCCCCGCTTTCATGTAGGAAATATGCCATAACGCCTTGCCGCTGTCAACGTAAATTTATCAAAAAGTAGATACTCACTTTAGAGTCGCCTTTTTACCACGTCCGGTATTCCATGAGTCTTTGTTGGGCTTCTAAGAACTTCTTGCAGTGTGAATGGTTTTACTGTGATGTCAGTATCACCATCAGCTTGTATTTCCCAATAGGAGGCTTTGGTCCAACATAAGACCGTATGAATTGAAATCTTCTCCCTAACTTCCTCTGGAATAACATTTAAGAGAAGATTCAAAAATGATGGATATTCCTGCCCATCATAAACTAATTTCTTTGGGTTGTAATAGTAAAAGATGGACAACTGAATTAACTTTGATTTTAATGTAAGTGTAATGGAATCTCCACCTTTCAATGAACAGGCGCATATACTCATATAATAGTCCCGAACTTTCTTCTTATTTTGTAAGACCCATGAATTTCTCAAGAGACGCAGAGCTATCTCGGATTCAACATTTTGTTGTGCTGGGAGGTTCTTTACCTGCCTAGCAACCTCAAACCTAAGCTCTTCAATGGTTTTGCAGGAGAGGAAGAATCCGGTAACAACATTCTGAATAAGGTATTCTTGATCATCCTTTGTAATGAGGATTGCCCTAAATAGTTGTAACTGGCCCTCTTTCTCTAATACCTCAGTAAGTTCTTCCAACTCTGGAATAGAATCAAATTCATTTTTAATTTCCATACTAGTATCTCCAAAATCAGGTACAAAAAGAGCGGAATTCCGCAGAATCCCGCTCAACTCACAGTTGTATTTCAATAGGTTGGTGTAACTCTCCGCCTCTTTCCCCTTGCCTTCGTCTTACTACCTTTCACACTCTTATAGACTGATGGATGCTCGGATAAGGAGAATCGAATCGTTCTCATATCTTCATGAACGGCAGGAACAGTTTGCCCTTCAGGTAGATTTTTACGAGGAGGGGTACTCTTTTTCTTTGTAGGTTGATTAGGAGGTTGTCCCTCTTGATCTTCCTCTTCTTGCGGCAAATCTTCATCTGTTCCCTCGCTAGCAGGAAGACGTTGTGGAACTTTGAAGATTTCACGTATCCACTCTTCAAGCCTTTCTTCAGCCGTAAGTGCTCCTGTCTGTACTAACCTACTAATTGATCGAGAAGTTACATCAGTGTTGAGATTAGAAATCTTCGTGAATTTCGCTGACGGGTAGACCTCAACATCCTGCCAATTCAAATCAACTAAATGACGAATATGTTGAGTTAAGACTCCCTCAATATAATCAGCGAGAGCTTGGAGAGACATTAAGAAAACATTGATCTGTGACTCACCCAAATTCCTCGAACCAAATCTACCCCTCCCCAAGTCCATGAACTGTCCAAGAACATTTGTGCTAATCATCATATTATGATGATTGATTGATTCTTGAATATCTTCAGTACCAACTGATCCCGCACCACCTGCACCAGTCGCAGAGAATCCGCGAGGCCACATCCCAGGAATAAACTTGGGAGGAATAATAGCATATGATTTTTCATGGCTCCTAATCCCCTCAAGCACAGCTCTCGCCTTTATCACGTCAGCCTTGTCATAATTCTCAGCCATAACTAAAATTGGGATACCAACCCCATACCTTTCGTGCTTAATAGCATCTATCTTATAGAATAAATTTTTGAAGTACCAATGTGCATATGCACCTCTTAGAAGTGACGTGCCCCTAAAATTACTACCTTCTTGATTATGTGTAAAGACCATGAGTTTGTCACTCTCAATCCTCACAGTTTGATAATCTGTAATGAATTCTTGGATGGCATGTCCAGGAAGTGAGACTCGTTTGCTCTTTGGAACGAACTGCCAAATAGCCTCCAACTCATCATCATTAACATCCCACTTAGAAATTGTTCTAGGAAGTCGAGGAGCAATATATTTCCATCTCAACTTCAATTTTTTATCAAGAGGAAATGGGGCAGTCTCGTAAATTTTCTCAAAAGTCATGTGTCCATAATCAAGATGGAGCATAACGTGACGCATAAAATTAGAGATACACCCGCACCGGAAGAGTGATTCATGGATAAACTTGGCGACTGCCACATCAAATGGTTCTGAACTCCCAGGAACAAGAAAAATAGGAGTAGTCATAATTGGGAGTTTAACTGCTAAAGTTGTTGCTCGAACCTGAGCATCACCCCACCGCATTTGATCAATTGTATCAAATAATTTATCCCCCTTTAGTGCTGCAACATATTCATCAGTATCAATCACACCGCCAAAAATTCTTGTTCCAGTAGCCCCAAGGCTTGTAATTAGATTACTTAAATCATCATCTGAAATCTCAGTGGCAGGCGGCTGCTCTTGCACTTTAATGACTGGCTGCGGGCTGCCAAACAAGCTACTCAATCTATTAAAGATTCCCACTTACTGATCCTCCTTAGCCAAAGGCGAGTTAAGAAAGAAGAGAAAATCATTGCGTGAGTCCTCAATCAAGTAACTAGGAAATCTACAGTATTTTTTCATAAAGATTTTCGCTCCTGCATCCTTTCCATACTTTTTTACGCACGAAACGAGTTTCACAGTTTCTTTCTTACCTAGATGGAACATGGCCTGAATTGTGCCATTACGAAATCTCAAGTCATCAGGCTGCCGATCAAGTGGCTTACCAAAATTAGCTTCTACAATCATTCCCACTTACTCACCCTCCTTAAAATTTCCTTTGTAAAAAATTTTCACCGATAAGAGTTCCTCCAAAAGCCCACTCATCGGATTGAATACTCTTCATCCTACTCATGATCGTATAATCTTCAGGCGTCAATATTGCATCGGGCCAACCTGCATTCTCCATTGAAAACTTATTGACGAAGAAATAGCCAAGGCTATCCGCAGCATGAATGTGTTTATCCCTCACAGGCTCAGAATCAGCTTTAATATCTCCATTACTATCAGTAGGCCAACGAAGAGACCTCATCATCTCAATTGCCTCTTTACACTTAAACCTACTGAGTATAATTTTTCCATATTCTTTTCCATCAATAATAACAGGCTTCAACCATCTTCTGATGAGGTTAATCTTATCAAGAATTCTCACGTTCTCTTTTGTTTTTACATTAATTCCATAAGTTTTTAGAATACCAATATGTGACTCAAATCTTGCACCTCTATTTGCTCCTCTTGGGTCTCCATAATCAGTATCAACAGCCGTGCCACGATACCGAGAAAGAGCAACTTCAGCATAATGATCAGTAATCTGATCAGAGTTAGAATACATATCTATAACAAGAACACAATCATCGGGAGTAACTTGAATCCAAAGTATAACGGTTGGGTCTCCTATCCCAAAGTCCCATGAACGATAGAGTGGGAGCCGTGGATTATACTGAATATCTCCCTCGGCCACATGAATCTTCTCATTAAAATCATTAAAGACAAGACTTGATTGTGAGTAGGCATAGATAATATCTAATTCTCTTGCGATCTGCCAGGGAAGAAGCCCTTCGCAGGCTTTATCATACCACGGGGAGCGTAGTTTACCAGTAGCCTCATCCTTCCACATACCTTTTGAATAAATTGGGTTCCTCGACCAATGATGACTCGTTTTAATCATGCCTGGAGAATATTTCAGGCGATAGAATGTATTTTCTTCACCACGAGGAGTCGAATTCAAAATGGGAGTATGAACAGCACGGGAAAACGAAGACCAAATTTCCTCATCATCAACAGCAGTATGGGCGCATTCATCCCACAATCCTATTAAAAATCTTCCACCACGACCCGCATCAGCATTTGCAGTTTCACCATAAATATACCTATCACCATAATCAGAATTGTAAATACCACGAAGGCGGAATATTAAGGGGGCTTTAAGTGGATGACCGTCTGGAATTTGATTCCACATCCATCTTACTCGTCCAAATAGACTCTTAGGACTGGAATTAGTTCCACCGTCATCAACATCACTTCCCCTCATACACAATGTGAGGGCTGAGAAGCCAGGATACCAACTCACTCCCCACATAAAATATGCCATGTAAAGCCAACTAAATCCCATCTCACGGGATTTATCATTATGATTTCCAATTTTATTATGAATGCAATAATCGAGAACTTCAAGATAATCTCGTTGATAATCCCATAACTTAAATGATTGAATTTGTGGATCAAGATAAGGGTTCAAAACTGTGCAGACACTTTCAATGAAAATCGCCGGAATAGCCTTTGCGAGTAATATTTCTTCTTGAGATAACTGTTTGAATCGTTGATCTGGCAACTTCCTTTGATTCTTCCGCTTTTTAAGAAAAGTATCAGTTTTCATTATGAGTCTCCTCCCCCTCTTACTATTATACTCTGACCAATAGGAGTGGACTCTACATCTACAACCTTGTTTACAGGTTGATTAGGACGTGAATAATCATGGGTAATTGTCATCTTCTTCTCTTTCAAGTGGACTTCAACAACCTCCCTAACATATAACTCTCTAACTTTCTTTAGAGCTTCTAATTCATCACCCTCCCCATTAAGAATCATATGAGCTTTACCCCTTAATAGTTCTCCCTGACCGCTTCGCATTGAACTCAAATCAATACCGTGCATTTCCATAAGGTTTCTTATTGTCTCAATCATAACTCTGAATTCATTAATATTTTCAGGTCTACTCCAATTTTCTCCATCAATGTCCTGGTGACGATGGCTACGAATATAATCTTGCGCCATCAATGCAGCACCTAGAACAATATCATCATAGAGTCCAAGAATACCAGTTTCCTTATATGAGATAACGGCGTCACTCTGTAGTGCCGTTTTCTTTTTGATTTTATCCAGTCTCGCATCCCAATCAAACCTCTTCCTCCATCTACTTATTGTAGACTCAGGAACTGAGAGTTCCGCAGAAATCTCTTTATGATTTCTCCCTCCAGAGAAAAGCAGAAAAGCCTCCTCTTTTGACTGGACGGTGTACTCAAACTTCTTTTTACCCCCTTGGGTGAATTTTAGCTTTTGCGCTTGAGCCATGGATTATTCTCCTGTGGGGGAGTATTCGATAGGCCGCTTAAATAGTTCAATTGAACCTTGTACTAACTCTTCAGTTGCATAGCCTATATCGGGGATAAGAAGAGCTTCAACTGGATACTGAGGTTGATACCCATGTTCTAAGAACCATGGACTCGCATGATTAACTTCGGCTACTCCTCGTATCTTCATCCAATCCATATGAAGCAATGGAAATCTAATTACTATGCCTCTAAACGGAGGAACATCTTTCGTTGAACCTGGAAACCCTTCATAATGACTGCGAATGTCAGCAACGTGTAAAATGGCTATTGGTTCTCGTATAAGATCGAGTACATCTAGGCAAACCTTTCCAGTCCACCACCCTGATTCATACCCATATTCACCTCTTGCTCCAGTAGGGGCCTGCTCATTATGTCCACCAATAAATGCAACGCCATAGCGGAATGAAGTTCTCATACTCACAACGAGGTAACTCTGAACCGTGAGAGCACAATTAAGAAAAACAAAAGGGTTCATTGAGTTATTCCTTCTTCCCCCTTTGGATAACTAAATGTCCTCGCTTAGAGAATACAGCAATGTACACGCACCTTACCGCAAGTTCATTCTCAGCAAGAATCTGAGCCAGTGGTACTCCTTGTTGTAGAGCAGGCACATACTGTGGCTCGATGCAGACCCATGAGCGCGCTGTTGGTGACAGGCCAACGTAGGCAGTTGGCACCTGTGCCCGGCGTCCGTTAATCTCCACCACAGACCACTCTCGACCCTGGCTAATAACAAATACTAGAGCAGGTATACAGTCTCGGTGATTGCAGCAATTGCGTTGGTTCAAGTCTGGTAGAGAGTCGGCTTCGGACCAGAGGTGTGGGGGTAAGGGGTTTGGAGTAAAAGTCTCCTGGGCAGGTCCGGCGCGGGGTGTCACAAGAACCCCAAATATAACTGCAAGTAGAATCAACATTCGCCAGTTATTCATACCTAACCCTCAACTCCTTACTCATTTACTTGATGGCTTCACATTTTTCATGTTACTCCCACTGCGAAGGATTTGGTAAACACGACCTTCAGTTAAATTAAACTGCTGGGACAATTCCTCGCAAGAACTTCCACTCTTACTCATTTGTATGATTTTCCGATTACGATTCTCTATCGTTCCAAATCTAAACCACTCAGTTTTCGGGCATCTAATATATCGCCCTCGAAACTTCTGTAATAACTTTAGAGCTTCAGACTCTCCGCATATCTTAATGAGATCATTAAAGAACCCAACTGACTGAATAGGAGTTAATGAAAGATTACTCAACCGAACAGGAATATATACCTTCTGCATTGTATGCCGAGTAACAAAATTCATTGCCTCCAGTCTGCCCACCGTATCAACAAGGCTGTTATACAGCTTCCTAAATGTACTCATTAATCAAGCTCCAACATATAACTTAATCTACGCTTATTATCACACCTTTTGCACCGACTCCGATATATTCCAGCATGTACTCCAGATTTATGACGATAAAAGAATTTCACCTTCTTTTCCTTTCCGCATTTTGTGCAAGTCCTGTGGGTCATGGAGTCCCAATCTACTTTGTAGTACTCATGAAGTCCGTTGTGCTTTCCAATTCCATTTACTACCTCGAGATTTTCTTCTTCATTGTTTAATCTATTCCCATCCTTGTGATGCACAATTTCATAAGGCTTTAATGGCCTTCCCAGCTTTTGCCCCATAACGTGACGATGCTCTAAGACTTTCTTTCCATTAACAGAAATGACTCTATACCCACCTAGATTAATATATCCACTACCTTTTTCGGCCCTCTTCATAATCAAAGGATCGCCATGGGTCCACCATCTTTGATAGTGCTTCGAGCAATATCCTCTAGTTCTACATTCTCCACCGCAGCCTTTGACTAAACATTTACTCATAGTCACTTATCTCCCCTCCTCTTTTAGTAACCAACGCTATATATTATAGGGCCTTTTGAGCTTACTTTCCACTACCATCTCCACACTGAACGCTGGACACCCCAGCCATATCACAGTGTATATTAATACTCTGAGGGAATAATTGCTGTAGGTCTTCAACGTGGGAAATGCAAAAGATTGACTCTAATCTCTTACTTTCTAATCTTGAAGCTAGTATTTCTACTATAGATGATTGACCGTGAGACCCAATTCTCTCCATGAACTCATCATAGACTGCAACATTAAAACTAATACCTCTAAACTCCTCAATAAAGTCACTTGATGCCAATGAAAAGGCTAGGTTGAACCTATTCCTCTCACCACCACTGGAACTCCTTATAGAAGCCATCTCCTGATCATTACGAAGGAATGTAAACTTCAAGGAATTTTTACCCCCCTTCTTCAATAATTCCATCTCAGCTTTAAGTTTATCCCCCCCAAGAATCTCCAAATAACTTGCCATTCTACTTGTCATCTCAGACGCAAAGTGGTTAGCTATAAGTTGTTGAATTCCTTGACTATTAAATCCATTCACCCAAAAGCTGTATACCTCCATTATACGTTTGACTTTAGTTTGGAACACCACCAATTTCTTAGTAACCCCCCTTACTTTCTTCAGTTTCAACCTCATCCTAGCTAGGGTATCTTTAGAGGATACCTTTAATGATAGTACACCACAGTAATAGTTAATTCTACTTTCAATCTTCTTCAAAGAAAAGGTATAGTTGTCCAACTTCTTTAATAGATAAATATACTTCTTATGAGCACCTTCACATGACTTTATATCATCCTGCAACTTAATTATAGCCTTATCAGTTGTCTCTACCTCACGTTGAACATGATGCTTTTCTTCTTCAACATCCTTTCGATATTGCTCTCTAACATCACCACGAATGATCTGCTTGCAGCGGGAGCAGACTTTTGTCGTAAGTTCACGACTCAATGTTTGGACTACGGACTCCAACTGACTCTTTTCATACAACTCTCTTTTTAGTAATTCCTGAGAATGTATAAATCTTCCATCATCATCCTTAAAGCGATGAGTCTTCCCTTCACATACTCTACGCCTTAATGAGACTCGAGAGTACTTCTTACGCAGTAATTTTAATTTCCTGATTGACTTATTTCTCTTTCTGCGTTCTCTACGTGAATCTCTCTTCATGTCCTGAAGAGTTTTCAAGATATAAATACTTAATTCCTTCTTTGATTGAATCTTCCCATCTAACTCATAGTATTTTCTCTCATAAGAAACAGCCATTTTCCTTGATACTTTGAGTGCATCATCAAACCCCTTAAATCCTAACACTTCATCCAGAAGCTCACGCTGCTCAGTTATCCCCAATGTTGAGCAGTAATCAAACTCGGCAATGAAAACCACTGCATACTTCATCAAAAATGGAGTCAATGGGAGGAAAGAATGAAGTTGATACTCCCCTTCTTTCTTACCATATTCCACCCCATCAATAACCATCCACGACCTTTTACCATCCCTATGGCGGGCTATTCTATGCTCTTCCCCTGATACCAATAGCGTTAATTCTACATAGCATGACTGCTCACCAAAACGAGTAACATCTTTCCCATGAATTCCTCTTAGCGTCTGATCAAAAAGACAAAAAAATAAAGACTCTACAAAAAGGGCGCTTTTCCCCGCACCATTACTATCTCTACCCCGTTCATCGTATCCATGAATATAGACGAGGCCACGGTGATCAAGGTTCATATCAAATGATGAATAAGAAAAGAAGTTCTCCCCCCGCAGGCGCATAAATTGAATGTGAACATTTGATTTTGAGAGGTCTAC